CCGGGGGGGCGGCACACCCCCCCGCGCAAACCCAGCGGCGGGGTTTTTGCGGCAGCCCGAAGGCGATACCCAATGCGCCCATTAGGTCGTAGCCCTGTCCTTCGGTGGCCGTCCATACCCGCTGCAGCTGCTCGTGTGCCTCCAGGGTAGAGGGTAGCGGGATCAAATCCCATTTAGTCGCCGGCAGCGGCATCACTTTGCAGCGCACGCCTTTATCGCGGATGGAAGCGGAGTAACAGGTATAAACCGATGCCTGCGGATGCTCGCGCACCACAATCTCGGCATGGCTGTACTGGCCGCGTGTAAGGATGCGGGTCAGCCAGTCGGTGGCACGGGCGAGCCATACTTTGAGCCCGCTACCGCTACGATGGCCACGGTAGAGGGCTAGGTAGATTTGTTGGTTACTCATTTTCACCCACCTTGCATAATTTATCGGCAATCGGCTGGATTTCGGCCAATATTTCCGCCACCCGCTTATTCACTTCCTCGGCTGTTTTGAGGGTCTCTAACTCAAACTTCCTCATTCGCAAAACGCCGAGCCTGCCCATTGCCGCCCGCAGTTTATCTGCCTGGGCAATGATGATGTCGGTGGCTTCACACGCCGTCTTGCCTGCCGGCTTGGCAAAGGCGGCCACCTGTTCTGGGGCTTCGCCTTTGCAGCCGCCCGCCTTGTAGTCGCGCGCCTGCTGCTCGCGCAGCTCGTACTCCGGCTGGAAGCGGGTAACGTGTCGGTAAGCGCCGTCCACCATATCGTTGATGGCTATCACACCTCGTCCGACGGCTTCGGCCAGCAGCTGTGATTGGCCTTCCTTAGTCAGCACCCATGCCTTCGCTTTTTCATCCCACGTTTGATATTCGTTCTCTCGTGGGGTAAAGGTCAGCCCGCCTGGTAATTCGCCCACCTGTTCAACCTGCACCTCCGCGCCGTCTGCGGTGCGGTAGGCCGTCTTGCCGCGATGGTCGGGCAGGTATTGCCATTCGCCTTTTTCAGGTAGCCATTTGGCGGCGTAGCCTGCGCGGGTTTCGGGCGGCTGTGTGTCGATGCAGCCGGCTGGTAGCAGGTAGCTGCCGTCCGCGGCCAACGGGTCGAGGTCGGCCACGGTTTGATGCAGGTAGAGGTTGTCGGCATCCAACTGGCAGACGGGTTTGGTGGGCGGGTATTGGTTTTCGTTCATGATTTATCCTTTCAGGCTGTTTTAAATCTTGATACAGGCAAGCAGCGCAATGTTGCGCGGGCGGGTTTCGCTGCCGCCAAAGGATTCTGTTTGGCCGATACCGTCAATCGAGAACCACGATGATGTGCCCCCTCGGTCGTTGTCTCCAGTACGTTGTGGTACGCCCCCATGTGTGTGCGCCTTGAGTTCGTCCGATTGTGCCGAACCGAATACACGGCCTCGGTCGATGCCGCGACCGTCATCCCAGCCGCGGATAAATTCACCACGCAGGTCGGGTAAATTAAAGGTGCTGCGCCCGTCACCCGCGCCGTAGGTGGTACCGATGGCGGCAAACAGGGCAGCATAGGCGGTGCGGGAAACGGCGGCACCATTGGCTTTGAGCCAGCCGGACGGGGCGGTCTGCCCGGCGAAATACAGCACGGCGCCGCTGGGTATCATGCCGGAGAGGTCGTCCACATTGAGCAGGCGCTTGCCGTCATAGCGCAGTTCGCCGTCGTTGCGCATGGACAGGTATTTGCCGCTCCTTTTGTTGTACAGGTAGGTATTAACGTTATTTGCACCAAGCTGCAGGTATTGGTTGGCGTTAAAGTCGCCCACGCTGTCGGCCACAATCGCGCCTTTTTTCAGAGTAGTAAGGCCTGTAAAGGTTTTGTCGCCGCCGATTTCTTGATTGCCGCTGGTTTTGACCGCTTCACGGTCTGCCTGCGCCTGCTCTTTCTTCAAATACTGCGTCCGCGCGGCCAGTTCCTTGGCCTGCCGGTTGGCAATGCCGTTCGGCCCGCCCAATACCGGGTCGGTGGTTTCCAGCTGGTAAATACCTTCCGACCATTGCGGGTTGTTCAGTTCTTCCGTGATATTCGCCATTTTTTAAGCTGCTCCAAAGTTAAAGTTGCCGTCGTAGGCCGCCCGCCCGTTGTAACGCAGGGGGACGGCCTGATAATCCAAGGCTGCCAACAGGCAGCGTGCCGGTGCGAAGGCGGCCAGCGTTTTGCGCAACAGCGCGGCCTGGTCGTTGGTAATCACGCCGTTCATGATGATGCGGTAGTGCGCCCAGTAGCTGCTGGCACCATAAACATAGCTGCCGTTGTAGTTGATGCTGCCGTCGTAGGTTTGGCCGTTCAGCCCTTCGATAATCCGCACCTCACCGAACCCGAGCCGCCGCACGATTTCGCGGATTGCCCACGGCGTGCCTTTGTAGCGGTGCAGCTCGTACGCACCTTTAATCAGCTTGCGCCGCGCATCGTCGGATTCGGCCAGCCAGTAGCCGTCGGCACCCAAGATGCTGCGGCTTTCAGCCAACAGCGGCAGGTGTTCGGGGGCGACCAGATCGACCAAGCGCGGCATCAGCTGCGGCAGCTCGGCCAAATCCAAACTCAGACCTAATTCAGCCAGTGCGCGGGCGCGTTGGTCGCGTTCGATAATGGCGGCGTAGGAAAGTTTGGCCATCGCCTAGCCCTCCGCCGTTTGTGCGGCAATACGGATGGTGGTACTGGTGCAGCGCGCCCACTGGTCGGACTTGACCACGGTCAGCGGCAGGTTATGCAGCACCACGTTATAAACACCGGCCACTTTCAGCGCACTCATGATGTCCAGCGGCACGATGTCCAAGCCGAGCCGGCTGCGGCGGGCGGCTTCATACACCGCCCATGCCTGCTCGGCCGCCGCTTTGGCGGTGCGGGCATCGGTGCCGGTAAACAGGGTCAGCTCGGCGTCCAGCGTGTAATCGACGGCGGTCGGGGCTTTGACCACTACGGTGTCGCACAGCGGGCGGCGTTTTTCTGCTGAGAGTGCGGCCTGAATCTTGCCAATTAGCTCGGCATTGGGCAGGCCGTCTTTGGCCAGCACGGTCACCGCCACCCGACCGCCTATAGGCTGGCCGCCGCCGTCGGTATCGTTGGCCACGTGTACGTCCACCACCGCCGGGCTGGCCTGCCGCGCCCAATATTGGTAGGCACCCACCGGCCCGGCTACGCTAAAGCTCTCCGGTGCCAGCAACACCCGCTCGCGGTAGGCTTCGTCGTCTTCAATTTCCACCCCGCCGGCGGAAACGGTGGTGTTGGCCACGGTTACTTCAATCGTCGGATGCAGCCGCTCGGCCGGGCTGTTGATTTGTCCGACCGACCAGCCGTTGCCGACTGTTCCGGTTTCGGTGCATTCGGCGGCCACTTCGGCGCTGCTTTGGACAGCAGTCAGCAGGGCGGATTCAGTGGTGACAAAGCCGGTCTGCCCGGCATTAACCCGCGTGCCCTTGGGTATGGTGATTTGTTCCAAACCGCTCAGGGTGGCACTAAAGCGTAGGGTGGTCAGGGCGGGCTGCGCCTGCAGGCGCGGGGTAGACACGTCATCGCCGCACAAATCCAGCATCAGGCCGGTGGCAAAGCGCGGGTGCTGCTGGCGGTAGGCTTCGTTCACCTGCTGGCGCAGCAGGTGCTCGCGGTAGGCAAAGGTGTTGATCAGCAGCCTTTCGATGTGCGCCGGCTGCAATACCTTGCCCGCCCGCTGCTCGTAGTCGGCGATGGTGGCGGCCAGGGTTTGCGCCAAGTCATCATCGACAATCTTGACTTCTTCTCGTTTTAACTTGCTCAAATCCATTTTCAGGTAGCCTCAAGCACAATGTCGGTGCGGTAGATTTCGCCCGCTACTTCATCCGCCACGCGCCAATGTACGGTCATGGTGATATGTGGGGCGTGGCCGCTAAACGTGACCTGCTCGACCAGTGCCCGCTTTTCCCACGTCTGGATGGCGAGGATGACCTCGCGCACGGTGTTGGGGATAAATTCGTCTTCCGGGTAGTCGATGTAGTCGAACCAATTACTGCCGAAATCCGGCCGCAGCACATCGCTGCCCTTGCGGGTGGCGAGGATGTTTTCGATGCACTGGTTGATGTCGTCGAGGTCTTGCACGATGTCCTGTCCGCTCGCGAGAGGGGCGGGCTGCCAGGGGCGGGCGGCGGGGGGGGGGGGGGGGGGGGAGGGGGGGTTTTTCCTGC